GCGTCACTCTAGATGGATCAGAAGTATCAAAAATACCTAAGTCAGCGTTTATTGAATCCTCAGAAGATCTTGTAGCAAGTATTTCTTTTACAGGATTACCGTTAGAATCTTTAATTGGTTTGTTTTCACTGTCTAATTTTTCTTTTCTGTTAATTTCAGTGATGTTAACGTAGGGTAGTATTTGAGTAACTGATATTTTTGTCGGACTGTCGTCACTTTCGTTTGCTTTGTATTTTAAAATTGCCGAGGAAAAATTCTTAGGCTTGTTTGATGTATCGTCCGCGTCTGTTGAAAATCCTACTTCTAAAATGCTATTTTCAATTATACCTTCTTCATTAGTCTGAAAAGTTGCAACAGGTGAGAGAATATTAATATATTCGTGCATTTTATCAAAATCATATACGTTTCTTAATTGTGACGCTCGTGAAAGATCTTTAATAAAATAAGTTCCTGTCGTTCTATCAAATATTTTAGGTGCCAATTCTTTAACAAACTTTTCTTTTTGCTCATCTATAACCGCATTATTAACTGAAGCTATATATTGTTGTCTAAAGTCTTGGTCCAAATCTTCTAAAAAAAGAAGTAAGTCGTTCTTAGAAAGACCTAAGAGATAACCCTCAAACTCTTTTATTAGCTGAGTAAAATTTTCGTACTTAACATTATAATTGGATATTTCACTATATTTACTCAACTTATCACTCCAAATACCTGCGAAAGATTAATAGGCATTTTTATAATTGTTCCAGGCGGTACTTGTAATCCCCATCCAATTCCACTTGCAGCAGCAATAACCCACCATAAACTTGAGTCTCCGTATACAGCACCTGCAATTGTATCTAATCGTTCTCCTTCTTCTAATGTTTTTACATTAACACTAATTAATCCCGCCAAAACTGCCTTATATATTCTAAAAGAAGCTTTAGAATTAGAAACATATTGCTCGTTGTTTAAGTCTTTTTTTCTTGCAGAAAATGTATATCTAGAAAAGCTCATCTTTATTTTCCTTTAATTGCATTAACTAATTTTTCCCAATTTCCATACCCAGACTGCAATTTTTTAAAATTATACTCAGCATTTTTACCATTATCGTCATATGGATCACCGGCTATGTGTTTCATTGTTTGTCCAACATTATAAATAGGTGCTCTATTATATCCAGTATGATCTAGCCCTGGTGGAATATCATGAATAACTGTTAGATCAAGGGATATTTTACACCCCATTGGAGCCCGAGCGTTAAAATCAGTTTCCCATGGGAAATTGTCAATCCAAGTAAACTGCAATCCTCCTAATGTGCCTGCCAAACCTCTCCCCCTGGTTGATTCATATGCTTTTGTAAAAGGGTTAATGGCTGAATTCATAAAGACGCTAGTGTTAGACGCATAAAGTAGTTTAAGCACATCTAATGTCTCTATTGGCAACCCTGCATTTACAATATTATCTTTTGCTTTGTTAGTAAAAGCGTCTCCAAGAGAACCTGCAGGATCCAATCCGTATAGTGCCAATCCCATAGCACTCGAGCTAAAAATAGGTCCCGGGTCTGGGAGTAAGTCAGTGTGTATTACATGTAAGTGTTTTTGAAATATTTCTGATGGTGCATTTAAATCAACAACTTGAACCTTGTAGCAAAGTTTATCAGTATTAGTCCCTTCAAATCCTCTTCCACTATCTATGACCCTTACATCTAATCGTCGAGGAAGATAAAAAGTCTTTTTTAAGTCAGGCGAATAATAACCTATATTTGTGTTAGGCTTTAATAGCATTAATTTTAATTCTAGACCTTCTCTAATTCCATCACCAAACTTTCTATCAATATCATAACCGGATTTTTCATCGTTGGCGTCGGGATCTTTAAGCTGATTAATAATTTGATTAACAGCTAACGGATTTGCAAAACCGTTAATTAACAAACCAGATACACCTTTCATGACAATATCAATTCCAAGAGACTTAACTATTTTTCCTATATTTGATGCAGGTGTGCCTATAGAATTTGCTACACCGTTAACAATAGAAACAGGACTCCCAAAAGTAGCTAACCAAATTTTAAGAGCTATATCTTGTGCTTCAATAGCTTGTTGACCAAGAGTCTTATCTGTGTCTCCTCTACCTGGAAGACCACCAAGAGCTCCAACTGCAGAAGCCGGCTCTGTTGGTTGAGCATTAACACCTGCGTCACCAATACCAAATGTTCTGGCAAGTGAAAATTGTGAATAATTAGATTTAATTACATCCCCTACACGCATTCTCACAATAGGTGATGCACCAATTACTTGACTAAAAGGTTGATAAAACTTAGATACACCATCTGTACTTACTAAAGATCCCGGTGTCCATTGCGGATACATTAATGTAGTAAGTTTATTTATTTTATACCACATATTATCAAAGTCTTCTCTGTTAGTTGCTAGCATTGTAAAAGACAAGCTAACATTTCTTGTTGTGCCTTTATATAATTGCACGCTATCCATTCTTCCATAACCGTCAACAGGATTAAATGTAGGACTAATTTTATCTGTCAAGGAATCTAAAAATGCATTAAAAGATATAATTTCATTTGTTCTTAGATCTTGTATATAAAAAGGAACATATTCAGCGTCTAATCTATCTTCAAGTGTTTTGACAACGGCATCAGGAATTCTATTTCCCGTTCCGTCCACATCAATACCAAAATAAGTGCTTTTTACTAAATTACTTCCTAGCATTCCTCTTGCTGGATTGGGACCGTCGACAGCGTTGTTTAGTCTTAAGGCAGCTCTTATGACATTTGCTGGGAGTATATAAGCAGATGGAGTAGCATCTTGATTCCAGCTTAGCTCTGTTTTATATCTTCCTGATGTTTTTCTTGATTTGCCAGGTGTAAAGGCTTTGTCATCCCCTAAAGCATCAACATTTCTATGGTTTGCATATTGACCAGGCATGCCTGGATCTTGTATGTTGACATCAGTATGTCCTTCTGTTGCAGCTAAACTAATGTCACCAATGGCTGCCATCACATTATAAAAATGAATAAATTTATTTGATCCTAACAAGTCTTTGTAAATTAAAAATAGTTGATTTGCATCAGTAATCGAATCTGACATAGCTGCATGTTTTTGCACAATTTGATCATATGATTTTAAAATAGATCTAGAGACTGCCAACCAAAATCCAGAAGATTGAATAATATTTTTACTTTTGTTTTGACGTACACGTGTTCTTGCAATTAAATTTTTATTTTCGCCAAAAATAACATCAATGCCTCTATCTACTGCATCTGAATAAGAATACTTTGTATTAGTAAGAAGATTTGAAAATATATGATAATCTAGCTTTGTCGATGTCATATGTCTAGATCTTCCTAACATATAAGAGCCTATATCAATACTTTCATTTTTTGCCAAAACTTTTTCTGTCGATGCTTCTAATGCTGATCGATCTTGAATTCTTAATAAATTCATAAAATTGGCAAAAAAGTCTTGTGCAATTTTTTTAAGTGCATTCATTGATGCTAGTGCTTCTATGTTTAAAAGGTTTAAGTTCTTACCTAAGAAATGTACTTCTGTATTGTAGACTGAGCCAAAAGAAGATGCATTATTTGCATCCGGATCCATTTCAACAATATCTCCCCTTCCAGCTCTAATTGATACGTTTTCACCAGTTGTTGCCTCCCAAGTTGGAAAACCTTCCGCATTTTTTGATCGAATATCAGATGCACTGATTTTATTAAAACCTGTACCTACTGTCGCTAATGACGATCCTAGTGATAAGTCTTCTTTAAAACCAGAACTTTTTAAAAGAAGGGATTTACCTATCTTTTTTAAGTCTTCTAATGTAACAATGTTTTTATCTTTATCATAAGAACCAAACTTATTCTGGACGGATATTGTTCCTGTATTGTTTTCTTTGTCTTTTTCTTCCAAAGCTTCTGGAGACTGAGGCCTTATTGTAAATGAAGTATTTTTACTGCTTCCAACATTTGCAAACCGATTATTGCTCAATATCATTTTGTTGGTTGCTTGTATAATATCGTTTTCTTCACCTTGAGGATCAACATTTGTTCTTCCGTACATATCTAAACGTCGTCCTTCTATTTCTTTTAGCTTTTCGTGGTTGTTGAAATTAGTATTTGTCTTGTCGATGATTGTTTCTAGAGGTGTACCTGATATATCAAATTTTCTACTATTTGAGTTTTCATCTAATTTATATTTATGTATAGTACCTTGTTCAACAAAAACCCTATCTGATCCTTGATTGTCAGCAATGTCTATTTTATCACCTCTTTTGGAGGTATTAGCTTCAGAGTTTCCAGGTTTAATTTTATAATCATTTCCAGCTTCGTCCGTTAGATAACTTAAGTAGTCACCTAAAAGCCCAGATACTTCATTTGTGAGATCGATAAGTTCACTATTTGTGCCCGGATCAATACCTAAACCGTCTTTTCCTTCTTTTTTAACATATGATATAGAATCAGATGTTGATCCTTTTTTATTTAAAAAATCTTTTAAAGTTTCTCTAGCCATGTTTTTCACTCATATATTCAGAAGTCAATTTAATAAACTCGCTCAAAAGATTTTTGTCACTTAAAACTTTTTCTTGAAGGCGTTGTAAATATTCTAGTCTTTTTTCTATATTTTCTGCAGATACCTCAATTTCTTTTTTTTGGTCATCTGTTAGTTCTTCTTCGTTATAGGATTTTCTTATTTCCTTTATAACGTATTCTTTAATTTTCATTTTAACCTCCTCCAACCTTTGCTAAGGACTGTCCTGCTGCATTTGTAATTTCGTTATTTAATATATATTGAGCCTGTATTTGTCCTAATTTTTCTCCGTCTAAATTAATTGAAATATTTGTACCTGAATTTTTAAGCATATCTATTAAGTTACCCACAGCAATTGTTTGCTGATCCATTGCTGCTGTTGAATTTTGCAAGTCTGCCATGAGAGGAGTATTACCGGTCTGAATACTTTCTGATATTTGATTTGTATCATATTGATGTTGGACTTCAATTTCTTTTTCAACCTTTCCGTCTAGAACATTTTGCATAACATCAACAACACTAGTAGATATATCACCAGCAGCTTGTGTCATTCCTGAAATAAGACCTGCTACTACTAATTGTGGTTTTTGCACTGTCTTTTCAAAAGCTGCAGCTGCATCATCAAAATTTTGCAATTGTTCTTTGCTAAATTCTACTTTTTGAAGCTCAGTCGTAATTGCTTGTGCTGCAAGTGCTGTTCTAGAATATTGCTCGACTGAATAGTCTGCAGCAGCCTTTGCTTTACTTTTCATCATTTCTTCTGCAGATCTAGCAGCACCAGCCGTAGTATCAGCAAAATTTTCCATCGCAGCAGTCATACCGTCAATAGAAGCAGCGCTATCAGTTGCTGATTTCATTTCTTCTTGTGTAACTGATAGCTCTTCACCTCTCATAAAGGTCCGCATTTGTTCAATAGACAAGCCAAATTGATCTGCCAGCATTCTTTGACGTGCCTTGGACATGTTTTCTACATCTAATCCAGCGTCAAGAATTTCTTCCCTCATTCTAAAAAGAAACTCTTCTTGATCTTCAGAGGCAAGATACGTCATTTCCATCGCATCCATTTGAATTCCAAACATTGCAGAAAGATCACCCATTTTACTTGCTGCATCATCAAAATTCATAAATCCTTTTGTTAGTGTTTCAAAAGTTTGAAAATCCATTCCTAGTTCTGAAATTGCAGTTGCAATCCTTCCTGCAGATTCAACGCCTATGTCACCAAACGTATGTGTTGCTTTAATAACTTCTATAGTTCTATTTTTAATTTGCTCCATACTTGCGCTGGACGAATTACCTAGTGTCGTTGCAACTGCAGCTACTTTTTCCAGGGTATTTGATGTTGCTTCACCGGTAAAAGCATATTCTCTTTGCAATAGTTGTGCAGCATCTGCAGAATCTACACGCAATGATTTCATAAGTATAATGTTGTTATTCATTGCTTCTTTTGACATATTGCTCAGTACTTTTGTATTTTTATTACCTATATCTTCCAACAATTCCTTAAAAGAATTGCTAATGTCTTCAACTTTTTCAAAAAGCATGTCAAATGCGTTACCGGTATTGCCTAATGCGTCTGTAAATTCTATATTTGCTTCGCCCATTCCGGCTTGTGCCATATTAACTTCAGACATTAAATCTCTAGTTTTTTGGGCAAACTCGCTTAAAGGTTTTCCGGAAGCTAAAAGATTGCTAGTAATACCACCTACATTTTCATTAAGAACTTTATAGTCATTTGTTAAAGTTCTGGCATGATTAGCATTTTCTTGATTATTTTCAATAACAGCTTTTGCCCCTTCTGCCAAAAAAGTAAAAGCGGCACGTGCAGATCTTCCTAAATCATTATTTGCAACACCTACACCTGCTGTCGCAGCTGCCAACCCTAAAGCAATTTTCGATGCAGTCTCCATGTTTTTGTTGTTTTCTTTTTGGGCCGCATCTAGCTTCATTTTGTTGTTAATTGCTTCTTGCTCTTGCTTATTTAACTCTTCACCGGCTGCTAGCTTTTCTCGGGCAGCTTTAAGTGTTTCAGCCTGAATATCAGATTCAGACCTACCGCCTGTCATATCAGCAACTACATCTCCTGTATTATTACCTGGTGTTGCCATTAAATACTCCTTTAATAGATATAATTATATATTAAGTAAATTTACTATTCACTTGTTTTTCAAATTCAGAAAAGCTTCGTCTATCGTCATTTCTATTATTTGTTTTGTCTTTATTATATCTATCGTTCTGATCTTTAAAATGTTTGACAATCCTGTCTATAAACCAACGTCTATATCTTATTGGTAGTTGCTTCACCTCTAAATATGACATATTAAGGTGCATCTGGAGCAGAAAAAACTCTTCTAAAATATTTTCGCGCCAGTTATGTACTGGGCCAAAAAAATTCTGTGGTTATTGGGATACCAAATCCATTATTTGCTCTGCAAGAAGAACAATCATATTTCCAATTCATGTCGATGCCCGGCTCTAGTTTTTTTACATAAAGTCTTAACGATCTAGAGTCTTTGGCCGGCATATTTTTAATAAAATGATGAATTTTATTTTTATCATTAACACCGTCTATTGATACTATCATGCTTTCTAAAAAGGAAGTGACACTATTTTCTCTTACGATACCTGCGTTTTGTAGTCTTTCTCTTTTAACTTCTTCTTCTCTTTCGTCGTTTGCTGTCAAAAATTTAAATAAAACTTTTTTGCCTGTTACTGGAAGACTATAAGCGAATAGATTTTTGCCTTGTTCAACTGGTTCAGCTTCTAGACGCTTAATACCTAATTCACTTAGTTTTACATTGACATCATTTTTTCGACCGCAATTTTGACATATATGAGTAACTGGATAATCAGATCCGTATCCTGTAATTCTCATTGAAACCATTAAGGCATTTCTATCACCAGCAATCATATTCATAACGTCAACGCTGTCATCTGTTATGCAAGACTGAATCGCTCTAGATATTGATGTTCCTTCTCTAATATAAGCTGCACTAGACAATATATCTTCTTGCAAGGCAGTCATTGCTTTAATCTGTATCGTTTCTCTATTATAAATTGTCGAATCAGGGTTATATATTACGCCTCTTGACGGTAAAGGAACAGTTTCAACCGGGACGTCCCATCCAAAAACATCTTTAGACACATTTTGTCTAGGAATTACAGAATCATTATTGCTCATATATACAAACCTCCATTAAAAGAAAAATCCTCTGTAATTATACAGAGGATCCGGATGTAAGTAAAAATATAATTTAAGATTAATTAGAACTGCAATACACAATTATCAACTTCTAATGTCAGATCAATAGATAACATATTTGAACTACTGTAAGATAAAGTACCAAATGTTGCCTGTGTAATGAATGCACCTTTAATATCCCACAATTCAATAACTGTACCAACAGGATCTAAAAGCTTAAGCTGTAGATCACGTTTGTAAAAATCAGCATATCCAGCACGACCAGAAACTGATTCATAGTGTGTTCTAATCCATTCCATTACTTGCTGTGCGCCTGAAGGAGCAATTGGATCATGAAGCTTCACACTAATACTACTCCATTTAATTTTACCGTTTGATACGTTCCTGTAGCTGTTAATAAACGGAATTTCTTGTTTGTCAATAGTTACGTCTGGTCTTTTGGTGTCAGAAATAAGAAATGAGTCAATTCCTTCAATTGCCAACACCCATCTATAATCTCTTTTTGGTTCAAACTTATTTGGAAGTAAATCCGTTACTGAAAGCGTTTCTGCCATTTTTTTCTCCTTAATCTTTTATATATATCTACTTACTAAATATTTGATCCAGCATTTGTAACAACAAAATCAAGTGCAACAAATTCAACAGATCTGGTAGGTTGTAAGAATATTTTACCTCTTAGGGTATTGTTTTCAACGTCTGCTTGGGTTGTAGTTGTAGTATCAATAACAACTTTATAGCGATCAACACCACTTTGTTCTTGGACTCTTTGTAAGATCGGATTAACTAATGATGAAAATCTTTCTAGTGTC